CCACCTGTTGCCACATTACCAAATGTACCTGTGCCTGTTGCTGATACTGTACCACCTGTTGCAACATTACCTGCTGTGGCAGTTCCTGTAGCACTCACTGTACCGCCTGTTGCCACATTACCAAATGTACCTGTTCCGGTAGCACTCACTGTACCACCTGTTGCAACATTACCTGCTGTGGCAGTTCCAGTTGCTGATACAGTACCACCTGTAGCAATATTGCCACCAGTGATTGTTCCTGTGGCACTTACTGTGCCAGTGGTGGCAATATTACCACCAGTTACTGTGTTTGAAAGAGTAATTGATTCTGCGTTCGAGGTAATACGCTGTACACCAATCTTGATACTATTGCCACTGATGTACAAATCTCTCCAGGCTGCAGTTTCACTACCCAAGTCATAAGTGGAATCAGCTGACGGAATTAAGTTGCTGGCCACTGTGCCTGCTACTGTTAGAATATTACCAACAGTGACATTGCCCACAACTGAAACGTTGGTGGATAAAGCAACAGTGACATTGCCAGTGGTAGCATTTCCTGCGGCCACTGTGATATCAATTTGATCTGTTGTGCCTTGATAATCAATAGTATCACCAGATGCAATACCTAGTGTGGTTGATCCATCAGTGATAAAAAATTCAGAACCAGTTAATTGGCTATCAACATAGTACTTGGTGGCTGCATCAGCGTTTGCCAGTGGCTCGCCCACATTGGAAATAACAACGTTGCTAAAACTCACCACGGAGTTGGCAGCCACTGTTAAGTAGGAGTTAGCAACGTTGCTAAACCCACCAACAATCAAATTACCTGTTACGTTTGAATCAAGCACTTTGATGCTGGCATAACTGTCAATGCTGATTGTTGTTGCTGTCTCAGCTGTGCTTGAGAACGCAGTTACAAACAATCCTTGGCTTTCGTCCCAGACAAATGCTATGTTTGTGCTGGATCCTCGTTGTCCCAAGAAACCAATGTCCACTGCAGGAGCTCCTGTTTGTGTAGATGCCAGCAAAATAACTGGATCTTCAATGGTTGTGATGTTGGTGTCAATTGCAGTGGTATTGCCTTGAACTACCAAGTTTCCAGCAACGGTCAAGTTTGAACCGTATGTTAAATTGTTTGCGAGCTTTCCAGCACTAATTGAATAGTCTACCAGTTTTGTACTTGCTACAATTGTTGCATCAGTAATCTGATTATTCTTAATTCTTGTAACAGCCATTTTTCATCCTCTAAGGTTAGGTTGTTTTCTTTTTAGCAATAACACATTGCCAATAAAAATCTTTTACCAACTATTTACCAAAGTCGTGAAGAAACACACTGAGCAGTTAATTATTCAGTGCAAAAAATTATTGGGGGTTGTGTGGCAGATTGTTGTTACTTCTATTTACCAAACATGTAAGAAATCTGCAACAAATCAGTGCAGATTGCATTATTAGTGTGACACAAATATTAGTATTTTGTGCAGTCCCGGGCCACAATTTTCTAGTGCTTTTCCAATCACACATCCAGGACGGAACAGTGAAAAATCCAATGTGTGGGCATGACCGCTGACGTTTGAGGTGGTTAACACATCGCCTTTTGATACTGGTCCCACTACATTACACGGAACTTGACCAGCCAAGGCAACTGCAACTGCAACATCAGATAATTCAGAATTCATCAAATAGGCAGGAAGTGTACTTACCACTCCGGCGGCACGATGGTCTTCGGCGCTGGTACAAGCAGTGACTTGACTGATACCGCCAAACACCAATACAGTGCCAGGCTGATATGCTTGATCACTGGTGTATTTTTCTGCCAAGTCAGCAGATGTTGAGTTGAAGTTCAATGCCGACACGTTTCCAAGTACGTTAACAGTGTGTCCAGAACTTGGCTGCAAATCTATATTACCTGAATATGTGACGGATACCACAGCATTACCAGTGCTGTTTGTAAGAGAAGAAATTGAAGTGAGGCCGGCTAAAAATCTTACTTGAATCAAATCACTAGATTCAGGAGGTGATGACATTGTCAACACATTGCCCACTACTGAATAATCAATATCAGGAGTTTGATTGACACCGTTAATTGTTAACAACACGCTGGGTGAAGTAGAAGATTGGTCTAGTATATAAACCAAACTACTGCCGTCAGGGCTAATTGTTTGATTTGTAATTGAAAATGTGTTACCACCACTGCCGGCTGCAATCCAAGAATTGCCGGTGTAAGTTTCTAGATTTTGAGTAAGTGTATTAAATCTAACTGTTCCAACGACTGGAATAACTGGATGTTGAGCAGTGTTGCCAGATGGTATTGTTATACCACTAGTTCCAGTTATGGTCACAAGCCCGTTGCCAGTGGCGGTCAGTATGATATCTGCATTGGCAAGATTAGTTGATATTGTGGTGTTGCTAAAAGTGATATTTCCAGTATCACCGCCAACTCCAAATGCTCCTATATATCTGTAACCCACAACAAATACTGATTTTCCAGAGATGCCGCCGGCAATAACTGTTGGGATCGCGGCGCCATTGAAGTTCAAGATGCCAGCTTGATAATCAAAAAACCAAGTGTCATCAGACCCTGATCCTGCCTGGAATAATCTGGTTCCTGTAGTTTGTGGCGTAGTAGATCCTGTTGTATCTACATATACTTTTATCAAGTAGTTGGCACCAAATTGCGTGGGTATCCAGTTGGTAAGATTAGTTTTCCAAGTTTGATTATCTGGTGCGGTTAGGTCTTCTGTACACTGGATTGTGGCGCTGTATCCACCACCACCCCCATCTTGATAAACTTCCACAATTGACGTAGTACTTGCAGGAGGAGTGGCAGGAATGCTACCACTGTCTTTCCACACAAGGTCGCCACGGTACAATAAAGGACTAACAATACTTTCGTTAAACGCTTCTTTACTGCCAGAGCCAGGTGGTGGTATTGAAGTTTTAGCTACTCCATATCCAACTTTTTTCCAGAGATAATCTAGCTTTTGTGATTCTCCAAATGAGGCAGCCATTATACAGCGTCTCCTATGGAAATTGCAGTTATTGTTTGTCCGCTACTCAGTGCAACTCGAACTAAAATATTATTGCCTGTGCTATTACTTCCGTTCTGTTCGCCCAGCGTCATGGTATAACTGACATTGGCAATGGCTGAATTAAGCGGAACCACATCGGCACCAGTTAATGCACACCCATTGCTGCCGTTACCGCCGGTGCCTGCGCCTGGCACTCCAGATCCATTATACTGTGTTGAGCAAACTAACCATCCGTTGAGTGTGCTTGTAGGTCCTGGGTATCCCGGAGTCGGGGATGAGAACCCACCTGTGTCAATTGTAGTTCCAGGGGCTGCAATCCATAAGCCTGCAATACCAGTGGCAGCAGTTAATCTAATGTCAAAGTTGGCCATTGTGGATCTACGGAAAGCAAATGTAAAGTATTGTAATCCGCTACGTCCTGTAGCAAGATCGGGACCCACAGGCAAATATCCAGTGCTGAGATTTGTTGTGTAATGCTGAAGATTACCGTAACGAATAACTGCTTCTTGTGTTCCAGCAATGGTCTGAGCTCCGGTCCATATATTGGCAGTGTAGTTGTTGGTGGCTCCGTTGAATGCCGGTGTGTTGGCAGCAGACCCAAACCCAGTTATGCGTAAACCATTGTCAGTATATACAGATCCCAGTGTGGCACTGACTGCAATATTGCCTTCTTGCACTCCAGTATTGGCAGCGGCCGCTGTTTGTATTTTTACAGGTAGTTGCACAGTAGTGCTGGTTCCTACCACGTTGAATACATTGGCTTGCAAGGTACTTACGCTGTTGTTACTGCCATTGATGTTGCCAGTTAGATTGCCCAAGATGTAATTTGTTGAGATTCCAATGTTGGCTTTGACATTAGAACCAGTGAGCATGCTATTGCCCGAATTGTTAATTGTGGCCAATGCTTTTGTTTGAGCAACTATTACTGTGCCAGATCCTTCATAGTTTGTGCCTGAACTTAGTATGAATGGGTCAGCACTACGGAAAGTTTGTCCTGTGAAGTTTTGTAACTCTAAGTTGGCCACTGTAATACTTGGCGATCCACTGCTGTAGTAAGGTATGCCCGAAACATATCGATAAGTTCCTGCCGCGGCTTCGACCATTATAACATTACCAGTGACCAAAGACGGTGCAGAATTTAAATTATCTTTGACCATGCCCACTGTGTTTGTGTTGCCCGATGTTGAATGACGAAGTTGGAAATCGTTGTAACCGGTGCCTAGACTGGCCAAAGTATTGCTGATTGTTGCTGAAAATACCTTGTAAAATCCTGTGGGTACTGCGGCATTGGCCACATGCAGATCGCGATCTGCCGATACTATTAGTGCTCCAGCAGTGCCTACTGAGTTGCCACCGGTAGTAAAAGTTACATTTCCAGCGGCTGTATTATTTACATACGCAGTTAATGTGCCTGTGGTTGCTGTGTTGGCATTTTGAACCTGTGTGCTTGTAGTAACCGGAGTAGTGGTAGCCACACGAGTAACTGATGTGCCGTTGGCTAAAATATTACCACCAGTATTATCTGCGGCGCCTGCTGCCAGCAACGGACTGGTTCCTTGGCTGGCAGTGGCTATAGTTACGTTGCTGTATCCGCTAAGATTGGTAGGTGCTGTGGGATTGGATAATATTGTGATGTAGGCCGTTTTGGTTTGTGTATTGCTTTGTGATATAGTACCGGGTGTGCCGTTGGCCTGCAAAGCTACAGTTTTAACTCCTGTGGTTGGAGATCCTACTGCACTTTGATATGAATGTGTGATGTTACCAAAGGCCGATAGTCCAACATTGCTAGTGGTATCTCCCCAGGTCCAGTTAAACACATTGCCTGTAAAAGCCACGTTAGGCGATGTATCATTGCTGAAATTAAACAAACTACGATCACGACCGTTGTAGTCAGTGTACAAATATCCTACTTGAGCATTTGATGTATATCCAGTGGCATCAGTTTGTGTGTTGCTGGTACCTACAAAATTAGCACGAACTTCGGGCTCAATTGTAATTGTAATATTGCCAGACTTGAATGGGCTTGTGCTATACCCAGTGTATAACCAAACATTTGATGTGTAGTTCACTGTTGTGGCTGCATTTTGTTGCACCGATGTCAATGCAAATGCATGTGTCAGATTGGCAGCTCCTGGATTTCCAGTTAGGCCGGCCTGTATGTTAACATTACTATTGGCAGTGCTATCTCCCCACTGGAAGTTGTACAATTGTTGGGCGCCAAAGCTGGCAGTATTTCCAGGACTACCTGGGGTGTCATTTCTAAAGCTAACTACACCACCTGATGTAGATGCATAGTTAATTGTTGTTGTGGTGTTGGCCGTAAACGCAGGGCTTTGTTGTGTGTAAACTTTGACATTGGAATTGGCTGATGTCGCACTGTATGGTGGTGCATTTCCTGCAGTTTGATTTGTACCTGTTAAATTAATTCCATAGATAGCGTCTGTGTTGGCTGAATTTATATAGGTGTGGCTATTGTTTGTCCAAGAATTTCCAGGATTAACTGCACTGTTACCGTCGCCATAATTTATGGTATACGATGTGGCATACTGACTGGTATTAGTTAAAGTAACACTACTTCCGGTGTCTAAACTGCTGGGACTAACAGTAAATGACGGAATTGGCAACGGAGTATACAGAGTGATGTAGCCTGTTTTGGTAACTGAATCTACAGATCCTTTAGCACCCAATGCTACGTTGCCGGAATATGTGCCATTGGCGTTCCAGGCTGTAAATGTAACATCAAACACTCCTCCAAGTACATTACTGTAGGTATGACTAGGATTTCGAGTTGATGCTGTAGTTCCATCACCAAAGTCCCAAAGATAGTTGGTTGCATTACCTACGTAGGTGCTGGTGAACGCCACAGTTATTGGGCTAGCACCTGACGTTGGTGTACCACTGAAATTTGTTTGTCCAACAAATGTATTGTTGGCAATATTTAAAGAAACTTGATTTAAATCATCAAGGCCGTCAGTTACGTAGGTTGCAACAGTCCATCCGTCGTACGCTACATTGGCTGTTAGGTTACCATCTGATGGTGTGCCCAATGGAATTGCATTACCTATAACATTAGCAACATCACCTGCGGCTTCCCAAGACAATCCACCAGCGCCATCGGTAATTAACACATAGTTAAGTGCTCCACCAGAGATGCTGACATTGGCATTTGATCCTAGTGCTAATATTCCAGAGCTTGCTGAAATAGCATTTGATGATAATATTACTCCGTTGGCAACAAGATTACCAGTGGCACTTACAATACCTGTAGATAAAAGATTGTTGGCCGCGACATTACCAGATATGTCAAGTGCCACAGTAGGACTTGCAGTGTTGATGCCAACTCTAGAGTTGATAACGTCAACAAAGATAACAGGAGTGTCAGCCGCTGTGTCAGAAATTGCCAGATTAGCACCATCTCTTTCAAGATTGTCCTTTAGCATCTGTCCTGCAATTTTACTAATAGCCATTGATTTTTCCTTGTAGAATATTTAGTTGATCAAAATATTCAAGTTGTGCTGTGAATCACGTTGATTGGCATGCCTAATGGTGGTGCGCTAGTAAAGGTAATGTCATAGCCACCGTTGACTGTGTAATTTGTAACAGGTATCTGATATACACTGCCAACAAACACAATAACTTGTTGTGCAAGTTCTTCTTGAATGGACATGGTAAACACTGTGGTAATACCGTTGCCGATGAAATCATCAACTGTATAGGCAATAGAACCTCCAGCTGACAGAGTAGACCATACCGCGCCATTATAAAATTCAATTAGCCCAACGTCAGTATTGAATCTAAATTGTCCAAAAATAGGTGCATCTGGTCGAGTCGCAGAATTACCAGCTGGCATAACAACTGATGTGCTACCAGATTCAAGCAATCGATTTTTAATCCAATTGCCCATGTTATACTGCGATTGAACTTACAGTTACAGTAATGCAATCTGCTGTGTTTGCTTCAACATCTATTAGGTCACTGTTGTCAAGCACTAATCTTTCGTTAGATATAACATAAGTGTCGTTTGCAGTCAACTCCAATGAAGAATAAGCCATGTTATCGTAGGCAGCACCTACACTATCTGCGCTATTAATTACAAACAAGTTAAAAGATACAGTAGAACCTGTGGTGTTGCAAACATATATTGTGGTGATTGCTTGTTGTCCAACTGCTGTAAACACTGTGGTTGGATCAGTTGTTGTTAATCGTGTATTGGTAATTGCCATGTTGTTCCTTAAAATATGAGACTAAAAACTACTGCTTTAGCTCTGCTAACTAGTTCGTCCTGGACAGTTGCGGATTTAACATACAATCCAGTGCCGCCAGCGCCTTCGGCATTGTGATATAGTGCAACTGAGTTTGCTGTTGCAACAGGTGCTGTGACTATGTTGCCGTAAACTATTTGTCCGTCAATGCTTACTTTGGAGTTTGCTTGATCAAATGTAAATGCAGTATTGCCTGCAAAAACGTTGCTTTGATTGAATTGAATCGATGTGTTAGGACCACCTGGTGTGGATGTTACATTGCCTGACGCCAATGGCGAATACGCTGTAATTGGTGCACCTTCGGCATTAACCGATGGACTAATTTCCCACTCGCTGGCCACAGTGTTAAATCGTAGTCCTGCAAAAGTTGTGTTTGTTTTTTGGGCCACAAGACCCATACTTTGAATTGCACCATTGTTGTTGGCAGCAACTGTGATAAACGGATCTGTGACTTTTAACTCAGTTGAGTCAATGTATGTGATATTACCAACCACGTCAAGATCAGCGTTAATGGTCAACAGACCAATACCATTTGCCACTGTAATGGTATAATTGCCGCTGGTATTTTTTACTGTAGCCATTTAAAGATCCTTTTGATTATTTATCCGCATGACAAAGGTAGCTAAATCCTCGTGTGACAGATTTTTAATATTATCTAATTCACGTATACGTGCTGTTGTTTCACCGCAAACACGTACAAATTGGATGTCCACAAAGTCTTTGGTGATTTTTGTTAGCTGTTTTACCCAATTTCCTGTGTACGTTGGATTTGACCCCGAGGGCTTGTAAAATTCTGTACCTGCGTATACGTTGTTAAATTGATTACCCGAATCAGGCCCCATGTCAAATCCTAACAAATAAATTTTATGGCTTTGATCTAGTGCGGCAATTCCCACAGCGTTTGGTCCAGAGCTAAATCCATAATATTGTTTTGGCACACGATATGAACCTTGTCCTTCTATGGGTTTTCGAGTATAAAATTTATGTTTAAAAGGATATCCAGATTCTTGTATTGCTGTTGATATTCCACGATCTGTGGCCACAAGAACATCAGGTGTAAATTCTCTGTAAAGAGCATTGCACCCATAAATTTTTCCTAGTTTTTGAATGTGTTCTAGCGGCAATCCGTTTCTGCTAATTCCGTTGCCTAACACAAATGCTACAGTCATAAAAAATCCCCACGGTATTTAACTGTGGGGATTGTGGGTTGAATAAAATTACGATGTGAGTTTGTCAACTTGTGCCAGGCCAAGTGTACCATCGCTGTTTTGATTTGTACCTGCCCATGTTTCAGTATCTGCACCACTCTTGGCAAATGTTGATTCATCTGTGAAGAAGTTGGCTGCATACTCAATGTCGTTAACAACTTGGGTTGAATTCCATACATCACCTGTATCTGCATTGCCGCCTGTGCTGCCACCATTGAAGTCTTGCACAAATTTGTTAGTAATTTTACTTACGTACAAAGCGGTACTATCACTATTGACTGCCATAGAGATTGTCATGTTGCCTGCGCCAGGTGTTGAATCGCTTGTGAGCACACATTGTCCAACTTCTTGGGCTGTGCCTGTTGTGGCTGCTACTGAGGCAGCAGTTGGTGTAAAAACTGTGCCAATTGAGGCACCCAGCGGTGCACCCATGGCTTGCCAATCTGTATCACCCAGTGTTAGGATGCGCAATGACACAGTTGGTGTTGCACCAATCACAGCGTTTGCTGGGTCAATTCCGGTCACAGTGGCCACCAAGAATTTATGAGCACCTTTTTGACGTAAAATTACGCTGGCTGCACTTCCACTATAGCTGTTTTGAATATTTGATGTAACATCAATGATGGGATATGAAGCACTTACAGCACCGCCTTGCACACCACCAACTACACCTGTGAATGGCACAGACGAAATAGCAGGTGATGGTAATACTACAGTGGTAGTGTCCATTGACGTTGGTGCGGCAAATGGAGGATATGCCTGGTCAACTGCCACTGCAGAGCCAGGAGAGTTGATACCTTGATTGGTACCATATTTTTGTATTTTTAGAGGACGACCCATTTTGTTTTCTCCTTAAAGAAGTCCGATGCGAGTTCTAGTCGCTACGCGGCTGGTGGGCCGCATAAAACGCATTATCGCGTTGGTGCAGTATTTACCTTTTTAATAATTTTAACCAAACACAGGTTGTATGTAAATAACGGTATGAATAATGCTGATAATTTTATTGCCCAAGGCAACACCTATAGAGAACAACACAAACCAGAGATGGCGCTAACACAATATATGTTAGCAATGACAGCTGATAGAAACAGCTCTGGAGCATTTAACAATTATGGCAATGTGTTAAGAGAACTAGGAGATCCTGTTGGTGCTATACCTTTTTTACAACGGGCCATTCAGTTAAATCCCAGTGTTGTTACTCATCAGTTTAATCTTGCTGTAGCACATTTGTTAAGCGGAGATTATGCACAAGGATGGCCTGCTTATGAATGTCGCCACAATTACGAACATTTAAAAGGCACAATACCCAATTACAATTGTCCTATGTGGAATGGCGAAGAGTTAACCGGTAAATCAATTTTTGTACGTGGTGAGCAAGGGCACGGAGACATCATCCAATTTATAAGGTTTATACAAAATTTAAAAAATATTGGAGCAAGCGTGACTACACAAGTTACTGATGCTTTAATTCCTCTCATTCAATCTGGTCCGTTAGGACAAGATGTGCGTGTGTTATCTTTCAGTCAGGAGTTGGGCCAAGAATTTGATTATTGGATTCCAATAATGAGCTTGCCTGGGAAATTAAATGTTCGTGTTGATAACTTACCAAACACTATTCAATATTTGTTTGCAGATCCTAAGCTGGTGGAAAACTGGCGCAGAAATTTAGGACTAAAAAACAAACTCAGGATTGGGTTTGCATGGTCAGGGCGACGAGACAGTTGGATTAATCAACACAAGTCTGTGCCCTTTGAAAAAATACTAGCAATGATTCAATCTTGTCCGCAATACAGTTGGTATAATTTACAATACGATTGCACCGACGACGAGCAAGCACAACTTATTGCAGCCGGGGTTCATTGTTTCCCGGGTGGCATCAATAGCTTTGCTGATACAGCCGCACTAATTTCAAATTTTGATGTGGTAGTCAGTGTGGATACAGCAGTAGCGCATTTAAGCGCGGCACTTGGAAGGCCCACTTGGATCATGCTAAACAGTTACGGACAATGCTGGAGGTGGTTGCTGAACAGAAACGACACCCCGTGGTATGCCACAGCAAGATTGTTTCGTCAACCTGGCATGTCTGCATGGGATCCAGTTATTGACCGTGTTAAACAACACCTGAATTTCTTTAAGATTTAACAGGCTGCTGTGTTACAGGTACTACAGGTGCAACTGGTTTAGGTTGATTGTATCCTTGTGCAGTACCCACAGGGCTAGGATGTTTTTTAGGAAATAATCCTGAGTAATTTATTTGTCCGATCATGTAGATATTTATATCCAAAAAAAAGCACTCCGAAGAGTGCTTTTGTTCCTTCCCATCCCGGGGTTGGATTCTCTGATTAGGAGAATGACAAGTTCTGAACTGCGATCTCGCCAACATAGTCAGCCGCGTTACCGAAGCTGGATGCTGTGTTGGTCAACTCAACGAATCCATAACGTGTCATGAATGACACGACTGGTTCGAATGTTGATGGATCTAGAACAACACCACTGCTCATCAATGGAATGTATGGGCAATAGAATGCTGCGGCGTCAGCCTCAGAAGAACCTTTGTAACCAACTAGAACTGGTGTAGAATCGTTAGCATAGCTGTTAACAAAAACACGCATAGCACCGTTCAATGTACCAACAAACTTAGTGTTTGTAGGTGCTTCGAATGTGCCTTCTGTTGTGCGAGCAAAAGCAGAAGTAGTTGCAGATTGCAACACTGTCAA